CATTTTTGGATGCCTTGATTGTGCATATGCTGGTCTGGCAAATACAGTACGTCCCAACCTGGAAATGTTTGCTCGTATTTTTGCACGTCAAACAGTGATACAATCACACCAGGTTTACAAGTATGAAATGTCCCGTCAGTGTGGCCGCCTATTTCTAACCAATGCACTTTGGTGCCTGGAATATATTGTTCAACCCAATTAATAATTTTGTCTTTGCCTGTGAATCCGGTCAGTATGTCTTGAGCATCTATGAATAAATCAGTACCAACCATGGTCCAGGATGCCATGGATAGCTTATATTCAATGCCGTTGACTTTCATCAGTTTTGCCCATGGTTCGTGTTTTGTCTCAATTAATGGTTTGTCAACGTATTTGTACATGTCACGGGCAGTGTGAATGT